GTGAGGTAATTGGCGGCGGAGCGGCTGGGGCGGGTCATCGACCGCTCGCCATTTCCCAGCGGTACTCCGCTGCCTGTTCGGCGTGGTCGGTGTCGGCTTCGGCGAGGGCGTCATCGGCTTCCGACAGGAAGTGCTGAAGGATTAGCGCCGACAGCTCAGGCGACACCGGAACCATGCGCGTCGTCTTGTGACGCAGGCCAATCGGGGCGGCGCGGTCATAGACGATCAGGCCAATCTCGGTGATCTCGGCTTCCGCGTGACGGTCGAGGGCTTCGACAATCACTTCGACTTCAAAGCTGATGGTTGCGGTTTGCATGGGTCTCTCTCGCTGTGTACGAGAGAGAATGTACGCTCACCGTACAGCGGCGGTCAACAGAAAATGTGCGGTGGCGGTACATTCGCCGCCGCCGCCTTGCTAGGTCTGGAATTGTTAGGGTTTAGCCGTTGGTTCCGGTTTTGCGGATTGCCTCGATAAACGCGGCTACCTGGCCACGTTCCACGGGCGTCACGTCGTCGAGAATTGACCAGCGTTGCGAGCTGGGATCGCGCATCAAAAGGCTTGCGGGATCGGTGCCGTACTCCTCGGCGAGCTTTTCCAGCAAGGTTTGATTGTAAGGCAACTTGCCGCGCTCAATGCGGCTGATCGTGGCGTGCGTGGTGTGAAGCCGCTCCGCGATCTGTTCTAGCGTCAGGCCCTTATACTGACGCCACTCGCGCAAAAAATGCCGGGGCTTAATCATGCGGCCAACGTGGCGCCGCAGCGCAACACGGTCCATGGGCGCTGACGTACATTAACGCTTGACGTCGAATGTACCGCTAGCGTACATCTGGACTATGACCATTCTTTCCCAATGGATGAACGCAAGCGGGTACACGGACGGTGCGGTTAGCGCGCGGGTCGGTGTTAGCCGCGTCCAGGTTCTTCGGCTTCGCAAGGGCGTTAATCGCCCGTCGCCTGAAACAGCCGTTAAGCTGGAGGCCCTGACTGGCATCCCGGCGGCGCGCTTCATTTTTGGCGAGGCCGCTTAGATGGCCAATCCTGAACATAAGCAGCGGGCCTCCAAACCCGCGCCTCGGCGCCACAAGTCAGAGAGTAACCCGCTTCGGCTGGCCCTCCCTAATCAAGACACCCCGGAGGCGATCAGCACTCGCCTGTCCGGTGAACTTCCTCCCCTGGAAGGCCAACTCCCCTCGCCGCAGTCGAGCGCGGCGGGGGGCCTTTTGGGGGCTGATCTGGTCGCACTGGCCAACCGCCGGGAGCATGACGCCTTGGTCGCCGATGCCCTGCGCCTTCGCCGCGTCCAAGTCGGTAATCCTGAGGCCCGCCGCAAGCTGGCCGTGGCTGTCCGCCGGATGCTCGAATTGGAGCGCCGGGCATGAGCCTCGCCGATTATCGCGGCCTGATCGCCGCCAAGCGCATCGCCTTTGTTCCGCGCGGAATGGCGACGATCCCCAGCCTGAACCCGGCGCTAAAGGATCATCAACGCCACGCGGTCGAGTTTGCGCTTAAGGCCGGTTGCGCTGCGCTGTTTCTCGATACGGGCCTTGGCAAAACGCTCTGCGCTCTGGAATGGGGTCGCATCGTTGTTGAACACACAGGCCGCCCGGTCCTGATGCTCGCCCCGCTGGCCGTCGCCGCTCAACACGAGCGCGAAGCGGTCAAGTTTGGCATCGACGCCAAGGCGGTTCGCGAGCCCGACGAGATCACCACGCCGCGCGTCTACATCACCAATTACGACCGGCTGGCCAAGTTTGACGCCGAACAGTTTGCGGGCGTCATCCTGGACGAAAGCAGCATTCTAAAGAGCTTCCACGGCGCCACGACCAAGGCCCTGATTGCCACCTTTAAGCACACGCCGTTCCGCCTTTGCTGCACCGCGACCCCGGCGCCGAACGATCATGCCGAACTAGGCCAGCACTCCGAGTTTCTGGGCGTCATGTCGCAAAGCCAGATGCTTACGCGCTGGTTCATCCACGACAGCGCCGACACTGGCAACTGGCGCATGAAGGGCCACGCCGTTCAGGACTTCTGGAATTGGGTGGCAAGCTGGGCGCGCTGCGTTTCCAAGCCCTCTGACCTTGGATTTAGCGACGATGGCTATGATTTGCCGCCGCTGGATCTCAAGCGCCACATCGTCGAGGCGGATCGCTCGCTTGACGCGGGCGCCGAGAAAGACGGTCAGGCCCGGCTGTTTCGTATGCCCGACACGTCGGCAACCTCAATCCACCGCGAGAAGCGGATGACCACTGACGCCCGCGCCGACGTTATTGCGGCTTTGGTGGCGCAAGAGCCGGGCGAGGCTTGGGTGGTCTGGTGCGACACCGACTATGAAGCCGACGCGCTGGCCGACCGCATCCCCGGCGCCGTTGAGGTTCGCGGCTCGATGAGCCCCGACGTCAAAGAGGCTAACCTGACCATGTTCTCGACGGGACAGGTTCGGGTGATCATCACCAAGCCGTCAATCGCCGGGTTCGGCCTTAACTGGCAGCACTCCGCGCGCATGGCGTTCGTGGGTCTCTCGTTTTCGTATGAGAGCTTTTATCAGGCCATCCGCCGCTGCTGGCGTTTCGGCCAGTCGCGCCCGGTTAGCGTTCACGTCGCCTGCGCCGACACTGAAGAATCCATCTGGCAAATCGTCAGCCGCAAGGCGGGCGACCATGACGCCATGAAGGCTGAGATGACCGCTGCGATGGCCCGCGCGTCGCAAAGCGTCCCCGAACAATCACCCTATCAACCGGCCAAGCCTTTGGCCCTTCCGCAATGGATTGCCGCATGACCGCTGTTCTTGACAGCAACCAGGGCGAACGCTTCGCCGCCTATAACGCCGATTGCGTGGAGTTTGCCACGAACCTGCCGGACAGCTCGCTCGACTTCTCCGTCTACTCGCCGCCGTTCGCTCACCTGTTCGTCTACAGCGACAGCGAGCGGGACATGGGCAACGTCAAGGACGAGGCTGAGTTTAAGACGCTGTACCGGCATCTGGTGCGCGAGAAGTTTCGCGCGACTAAGCCGGGCAGGCTTACAGCGGTTCACTGTTCGGACATTCCGCGCACCAAGTCGATGCACGGCGCCGTCGGGCTCTATGACTTCCCGGCGGATATTCGCGAGGTTCACGAGGCCGAAGGCTGGACGTATCACAGCCGCGTCACGATCTGGAAAGATCCCGTTGTTGAGATGACGCGGACCAAGGCGCTGGGGCTGCTGTATAAGCAGCTCTGCACCGACGCCACGCGCTCCCGCCAAGGGATGCCCGACTATCTGCTGGTGTTTCGCAAAACACCTGCCGACGAAAGCGAAGCTGATAAGGTCGGCCAGGATCGGACGCTGTTCCCGGTCACGCAATGGCAGCAATGGGCCTCGCCGGTCTGGATGGATATCCAGCAAACGAACGTCCTTAACGTCAAGGTCGCTCGCGAGGACAAGGACGAGCGCCACCTCTGCCCGCTGCAACTCGACCTTATCGAGCGCGCGGTGCGGCTCTGGACCAACCCTAATGACGTTGTGTTTAGCCCGTTCATGGGCATCGGCTCGGAAGGCTGGGCCTCGCTTAAGGCCGGGCGCCGGTTCATCGGGACCGAACTGAAGCCCGCCTATTTCCGCCAGGCCGTCCGCAACCTGACGGAAATGGAAGCGCAATCGACCGGCCCTTCGCTGCTTTCCGTGGCGGGTGTTGCATGAGCATCGCCAAGCCAATTGACCCGTGGGCCATCCGCTATCCGGAAACGACGCTTCCCCAGATCGACTACACCTATGACCGGGTGACGGATCGCGACAAGGCGAAGATTGTCAGCCTGCACCGCTGGGGCCTTTGCACTGAATATCTCTCGGAGCGGTTCGGGCTGCGCGAGGAGACCATCAACAGATATCTGCGCGAGGCCGGGGTTAAGGGGAGGCGCGCCGCATGACGGTAGAGGCCACCCCCCGCAAGGCCATGACCAAGGCCCGCCGCCTGCGTCTTTACCTAGCCTGCAATGGCCGGTGCGCCTGTGGCGTCAAGGTTCCGATGGCGGGAACGGTCATTGACCACGAAATCCCGCTTTGGATGGGCGGCGCTGACGAGGACGCAAACCTGCGTTTCCTCTGCCGTGACTGCGACCGGCTGAAGACCGCCGGGGACAGCGGCAAGCGCGCCAAGGTCAAGCGGATCATTGCCCGCCGGAACGGCACCCGCCGGGAACGTCAGCCGATCAAGAGCGCCGGGTTCAACACCCGCCTTCGCAAAAAGATGAACGGAACTGTCGAGGTGCGGTCATGAGCCTGTCTATGCGAGCGATCCTGCGCAAGCCGGAGAACACCGCCT